TTTAATCTACCGTATGGCCATGGAGATGTTACAGTAGTAAAAGCAGTATTTGAATTCGCAGTAGTAAGTGGAAGAGTTGCTAAATCCACCCAATGTGCTTGATCTGTAGACGCTTGGATTTTAACATTCGCAGTTCCACCAGTAGAAAATGCTTGCAATATAACACTAGGTGGATTTGTTGTTTTAAATGTAAACGGTTGTTGTGGTCCAGTTAATCCAGAACCAAAATTCGGTGTAATAGCAACAACTCTAGTACCATCATATTGTTGGTTAGAAAACGCAATTACTGCATTATTTCCAGATACTGATGCGACTGTATCAGCATATCTAGAATCATTATTTATGAAATATAATGTTAATGTATTATTCGCTAAAAGATATGGATTTGTGTCGAATACTATCGTAGTATTAGCAGCATAATATGTGCCACTTATGTTTCTAGAAATCTCAGTAATCATTATGTTGATCCTTAGTAAAAATGTTATGTATTTAATACTTATTTATAATAACTAAATAGTCTAAAATGTTAATAAATACAATAATTTTAAAGAGGCGATTTAATGACAACAGGTTATTATGAAATAGATTATACTCCTGGAATAACAATAAATTCCAATTTACAACTTGGAAGTAATGTCTCATTTAATTTAGATGGAACTTTTAATCTTGATGGTAATCCTGGATCATATGGTCATATATTGGTATCTATGGGAGCGAATGTTGCTCCAACATGGATGTCAATGTCCAGCAGTACATTAGCTAATAATTCGATTATATTAGGAACTTCTTCTCTTGTATTAGGAAGTACAATTCCAAGTCTTGTTGGTTTGACTAACTTGGGGATTGGGACGAGTAGTCCTGCAGCCACAGCACATGTAGTAAATCAAACTAACTCTGGATGGCGTTATGACCAATATAATGATGGCGATGGGACAAATTTCATAAACTATAGGGCTAGAGGAACAATAGCTCTTCCGACCGCTGTTCTAACTGGTGATAGATTAGGGTCATTTCTAGCTGGTGGGTATGGCACATCCGGATTTTTAGGAATGAATGGTGGTATGTCCATTTTTGCAGCCGAAACTTTTGGTGTTTCTAATGGTGGAACATATTTAACTTTTGGAACTAGTGCTATCGGGACAAATCCTGCTGGTGGTGGCACAGAACGCATGCGTATCGACTCCTCCGGCAACGTGGGGATTGGTACTGTTCCATCAGCATGGGCAACTCCGTCAAAAGCTATTCAGGTTATTGGAGCAGGGTTATTTAACAACAATAACACAACTATTCTTGCGTCAAATGTTTATCGAGCCGCAAGTTATGTGCCAACATATTACAGCACAACCGTCGCTGGAGAAATGGGGTTTAATATTAATGGGGTTGGAGAATGGACTTTTTCCAATGCCCCTGCTGGAACTACTGGAACTACATGTCCATTAACCGAACGCATGCGCATCGACTCCTCCGGCAACGTGGGAATTGGGACGAGTTCGCCAACAACTAAATTATCAGTAGCGGGAAACCTAACTCTAAATGCTAAATATTCAGCGTGGAATAGTGCCGCAACAGTACTCCAGTGTGGTACAGGTTCTGTTTGGACTAACTCAAACACTACAGGTTTTAATGCTAATTTATATTATGACTCGACATACACTAAACGGGCAATAACCACAAATTATTGCGGTGAGTTAGTGAGCTCATTAGTTGGGGTTGGCGGTTGGGATTTCAACGTGTCTGGCGTTACAACGGCTGGAGCTGTTGTAGCTATGACCACTGCTATGCGCATCGACTCCTCCGGCAACGTGGGGATTGGATACTCTAATCCAAGCGCATATGGAACTTTAGCTGTAAATGGTTCCGGATACTTTTCTGGAGCATTGACCTCAGCATCATTAACATTAGGGACTCCTCTTGGACTATCTTCTGGTGGTACAGGTGTAACAAATCTTCCTGATCTTAGAACTGAAATATATCCAGGATCACCAACTCCTGGTTATGTATTAACAACAGGCGGAGCAGGGTCTTTTTATTGGGCAGCACAAACAGGAGGTGGATCAACTCCTGGAACAACAATAAACTCGACTTCATCTGTCACCGCAGCAACAGCAAACCAAGTAGCATTTACAACTCCTACATATGTTCCTGGAGCAAATCAATTGCGTGTTTATATAAATGGTGTTAGGCAGTTTCCAACAGAATATGTTGAAACAAATAGCACTACTGTTACATTAAATGATGGTTGTGTTGCTGGTGCTAAAGTATTCTTACAAGTTGATGGATATATTAATAACCCATATACATCTAGTACGGTTTCTTTTGCTGCGCCTTTTTCTGGAATTTCTTCTGGACAAAATACTGTACAGCTTGCAATTCAAGATTTAGAAATAAGAAAAGCTACAATAGCAGATCCATCTTTTACTGGTACAGTTACTGCCAACAACACATCTTACACAGGTACGCTTACAGGCGGTACAGGCATACTGAACATAGGTTCAGGTCAGGTTTATAAAGATGCTTCAGGCAACGTGGGGATTGGGACGAGTAGTCCTTATCCAAACTCTCTTACTTTATCTGGAAATAAGTATCCAGTAATGGGATCAGATGGTTCTTTTCTTGGTGGTGGTGTTTATTGGGATTCTGGATGGAAAAATACAGTAGCATCTCAAGGCGGTTGGGCAATAAGAAACACTAGTGGGGTATTTACTTTATATACTGGAACTAATGCTGGTATAGCGGGTAGTATTTCTGCTGATTTTGTCGAAAGACTTAGAGTAGATAATACTGGTAGGGTTACTATGCCTTATCAACCTGCTTTTAATGCCACCACTACCACCTCAAATGCCTCAGGAACAGACATTACTTATACTTCGGCAGTGTTTGATATTGGTAGTAATTTAAATTTAGGTACAGGGAGATTTACCGCACCTGTGGCGGGTACATATTTCTTTAGATATCATCAGTTGGCCAATAATGCAGCTGCTGGCGAATACAGAACTGCTATATATGTAAATGGAGCAGGATATGGTGGATTACGATTTATCACACAAAAGGCTGCGAATGTTTGGTGGACTTTAATTGCTGAAGGTCATGTAAAATTAGCCGTAAATGACTACGTTACAATAAGATTTGAATCAGGTCCAGGTGCTATGTACACTGATGGTAATTATGCCAGTTTTACTGGTCACTTAATAGGATAATAATATGATATACACAATAGAGTACACAGAAGCAGAAAATATAGCAATGGGTTATGTTACAGCCTCAGTTGATGAATGGATACAAAATGCCGCGCATGAAAGAGCAAGAATTGCTATTGATGAGATAGTTAAAATTGCTGTAGAGAAGTTTCTTGAACAAGGCTCTACAATTCCTAGCAGTAAAGAAGAAATTGTTGTAGCGGCATTTACAAATAATTGGGTTCAAACTGTAGAGCAGAGAAATGCAAACTCAGTTATTGTACCAACTCCTGTTAATTAAATCACTCACAGCCAGATTGGAAGTTTTTGAAACTAAGTAAAACACAATTAATGGTGCCAATGATGTCCGTGCCCATATCCATACATCGGATATGATGGATAACTATAAATTCCATAATTATAATTTGGATAAGTATATCTTGGATACGAATATACAGGATATTGATAGCCTACAGAATAATTTGCTGGAACATATGCAGTACAACCTGTAAGAAATAAAACAACGAATAGATTAATTATTTTCATTCTGAATCCTCTGATTCTGTGTCAAGAAGTTCACACAAAGAATTAATGGTAATTTTGACTTTTGTATCAAAATCATCAGAAGTTGACTCTGCTATATTAATGCAAGTATTTAGTGTATCCCAATTGTCAATATGTATCATTGATAACATAATGTTAAATTCTCTATTATACATTGCTGATTCTGCAACAATACTTAATAATGCATCGGTTTCTAAAATACTTGATTTAAAATCTGTATCATCAGTTGAAATGTCTACAAATTCTCTATCTAAAAGAATCTGTCCTGAATAATCGGTATCTTTTATAAAAATGTATCGACCTAACCTACGATTTTCTAATTGCGCTCCAAATAGAAATGGAACAACTGTTACATAATCATTCGCCTCAAAAAACCGTTTGTTGTTTCTATTTTTTTGTATCAAATTTTTAATCTGTCCAAACATAATTTATTCCTCATTATTGAAATTAAATATAGTATAACTGATTTGAAAATTAAATACAAGCACTTTTTATAAATACTAAAAAACATAGGAATTTGTATGGTAACAAAAGAATTAATACAAAAAATAGCACCAAATGCTCCAGAAAATATAGTTGATATTTTAAATATTATGTTACCAAAATATGGTATAGATACAAAAGAAAGGATTGCTTGTTTTCTTGGTCAAACTGCACATGAGTCTGGAGGATTTACAAAATTTACAGAAAATCTTAATTATTCATCAGAAAGGTTGTGTGTGGTTTGGAAAAAAAGATTTCCAACTAAAGCATCTGCAGAACCTTATAATAGAAATCCTGAAAAGATTGCAAATAAAGTTTATTCAAATAGATTGGGAAATGGTAATGAAGCTTCTGGTGATGGGTGGTTATATCGTGGCAGGGGTTGCATACAAACTACTGGAAAGGCCAATTACGAAAAACTAAGCAAAGCTATTGGTAAAGAATTATCAGAGTGTGTGGAGTACTGTGCAACTCTGGAAGGAGCAGTTGAAAGTTCTTGTGTCTTCTGGAAACAAAACAATCTAAATCGATTTGTTGATTCTAACGACTTTGAAGGACTAACAATTGCAATTAATGGTGCGCTTCTTGGCTACACCGAACGAAAACAACTACGAGATTTATCTTTAGGATTATTATGAAAAAACTATTAACATTATTCCTGTTATTACCTGTATTGGCTTTAGGAAATCCTATCGATGACAAATGTCCAGAAAAGGTAATATGGGGAGCCCCTATTATAAAAGATGGAGATAATCAATATCTGTGTAGAAATGGATATGCTGTAAATTATTCATATAAAACAAAAACACCAATTTATGTTGTAGAACATATAACAAAAACTAATTTAATTGGGACAATAAAACGGCAAAATAATTTTCATGAAGATATAGAAATTCCTTATAATTATAGATCAAAATTATCAGATTATTCTGGAACAGTTTATGATAGAGGTCACCTTGCCCCAGCAGCAGATTTTGAATATTCCAAAGATGCTATGGATGAATCATTTTTAATGACAAATATGATGCCACAAAATAAAACACTAAATCGTGGAACATGGGCATATCTTGAAAGTTATGTTAGAGATTTAGCTCATTTAGATGATGTTTATGTAATAACAGGAACTATCTATAATAAAGGATATAAAACTATTGGGGAAGGTGTTGGAATTCCAGATAGCATTTATAAAGTCGTTATCCAGCCAAGTATAAATAAAATCGTAGTCTATAAATTTCCAAATACAGGTATTAATCTTAAAGATTTTAGAAAATATTTGGTTAGTGTTAAATCTATAGAAAAAACAACTGGATTGAATATTTCGCCTTTGATACCAAAAAATCTTGTCGATTTGGAAAATTAAAATATATCAGGGACGGATATAAAAGCGAGGATTAAAAACCCTCGCTCCAAGGATGGATCTACATCATACCATTCATACCAATATCAACATTATCCTCTGGGATAATACCAACCATAACTTCAGTAGTTAACAATAAACCAGCAATAGATGCTGCATTCAATAGCGCAGTTTTTGTTACTTTCGCTGGGTCAATAATACCAAATTCAAACATATCGCCATATTCGCCAGTCGCTGCATTATAACCATAATTACCACATTCTGATTTAACTTTGTTTAATACAACAGAAGCTTCTTCACCAGCATTACTAACAATAGTTCTTAATGGTTCTTCAATTGCTCTGCGGATGATAGCAATACCAACATTTTGATCTTGATTAGCACCTTGTAAAAATTCTAGGGCAGGAAGAGCTCTAATTAAAGCAGTACCACCACCAGCAACAATACCATCCTGAACAGCTGCACGAGTAGCATAAAGAGCATCTTCAACACGATCTTTCTTTTCTTTTAATTCAAGTTCAGTTGCTGCACCAACTCGAATTACTGCTACACCGCCAGCTAATTTTGCTAATCTTTCTTTTAATTTTTCGCGATCAAAATCAGAAGTAGATTCATCAACTTGTGCTCTTAATAAAGCAACTCTTTCTGAAATTTTATCTTCATCTCCAGAACCATCAATAATCGTTGTAGTATCTTTTGTGATAGTGATACGTTTCGCGGTTCCTAATTGTTCAACCGTTGCTTTATCTAAATTTAAACCGATATCTTCAGTTAATACAGTTGCACCTGTTAAAATTGCAATATCTTCTAAAATTGCTTTTCTTCTATCACCAAATCCAGGAGCTTTTACTGCAGCAACTTTAACAACACCTCGCATATTATTAACGACTAATGTTCCTAGAGCTTCTCCTTCGATATCTTCTGCAACGATTACTAAAGAACGACCTTGTTTTGCAACATTTTCTAGAACAGGTAATAATTCGCGAATATTTGAAATTTTCTTGTCTGTTAGAAGAATATAAGGATTATCTAATTCAGCAGTCATTGTATCTTGCTTATTAGAAAAGTATGGTGATAAATAACCTCTATCAAATTGCATACCTTCTACAACAGTTAATTCATGATGAAAACCAGTACCATCTTCAACGGTGATAACACCCTCTTGACCAACTTTATCCATCGCCTCTGCAATAATATATCCGATCAATTCATCAGAGTTTGCAGAAATTGTACCTACTTGTGCAATAGATTGTGTATCAGTACAAGGAATGGCTGATTCTTGAATAGCTTCGATTGCTGCAGCAACAGCTAAATCGATACCACGTTTAATGTCCATAGGATTAAATCCAGCAGTAACTGATTTCAAACCCTCATTGACAATAGATTGAGCTAATACAGTTGCAGTTGTAGTTCCATCACCAGCAACATCTGCTGTTTTTGATGCTACTTCCTGGACAATTTTTGCCCCCATATTTTGGAATTTTCCTTCCAATTCAATTTCTTTAGCTACAGAAACACCATCTTTAGTAATTGTTGGAGCACCAAATCCTTTATCTAAGATAACATTTCTACCTTTTGGTCCCAATGTAACTTTTACAGCATCCGCTAATACATTAACACCCTCAGCCATTAATACACGTGCATCGTTTCCAAATTTTACTTCTTTTGCCATTTTTATTTCCTCTTAAAGTTTAACTAATGTTACAACTTACTTCCAAATCTCTTTTGACAATTTGGAGATTAAATTACTTCCAATTCTTCAGCTTCTAGAATTGCTACAATATCTTCTTCTAAAACAATAAAAAGTTCATTTTTTACTTTTTTTGCTTTAGACCAATCAAGAATTACTGTTTGACCAAGTTTAACTTCTTCAACTTGTTTTCCAAGTCCCATAACTTTTGCATAGGTACTTTCTTCAGTATCAACACCCTGAATCAATCCAGAATATTCTTGTTTTTGTTTTAAAATCAAAACATTTTTATTTAAAACTATCATTTTATTTCCTTTCTTTAATTGAAAAACTTTATCTCTTTATAGACAATAAAACCCTTTAGGCAACAAGCCTGTAACTATTTAGTGTTATTTTCCATATAAAATTTGTAGAACATCAAAACAAATATCATCGACTGGATGATGTTTGACAACTACATTTTTATCCCATATTCCAGGGTATTTTTCTGGATCAATTTCAGCATAACCTCTAGCCCCAGTTTCTGTGTTAAAATCAACAAATGTTCTAACATCTCTATAATTCCAAAATGGAAATAATCTTTCAATTCTCATAGCATTAAATAAAGAATCTATTGCTACTTGATCAATTGAACCTCGAACCCATACAATATCTTTGTCAGGTTTTTTTGATTGCTCTGTTTTATATTTCTTAAGAATAATTGCAGCTTCAAGAGCAGTTAGATCAGATTTTTTTGGAGTAAAAGAAGCGTCTCTTGCAATATCAGATTGTATTTTCCACCACTCTAATGTATCTTTATTTAAAGTTCTTTTGTAATTATCAATCTGATCTTTAGCAGATAATTTTACAAATATTGAATCTCTATATAAAGATTCCCATGTGTGATCGTCTCGAGTTTCGTCAAAATACACAAGAGCAACAGAAAGAATGACAGTTGTACTTTCAACCGATAAACTTTCAATATCCAGACAGAACATAATTAATTCCTTGTTGCTATTTGGTGTTGAAGCACTAAATTTGATTTAAAATTCTTTTCGCTTTCTTCAATTAATAACATTATTAATGTATCAGACACTTTCAATAAATCATCTTTATCTAATTCTGTCTGATTCTTCTTAGTTTTTAATTGAAGATATTTTAAATATAATGATTTTACATTTCTATTAAGATAATTTTTTTTCACAATAATTCCTCTAATGTGTTTGCAATATCTTTATCAAATCTGACACAAGAAAAAATTGGCAAAAATAAAGATTTTTTGTCAGAATTTTTATTTCCGATAATTTCGTTATATTTCACCTCAATAATTTTACCAACATAAGATTCTGGATCATCTCTTTCACCATTTAAGTGTTTAAATCCAGAACCAACTTTTACTTGTAGTAAACCATCAGAAGTTTCACAAATTAGACAACCTAACATACTTTCAAATTGAGAACCAACTGTTCCCATATCATAACCAATTACTCTTAAATCAGCAGTTGATTCATTTTTTAATTTTAAATAATCGTTGCTGCGTTTAGAAGACCAAGTTGCATTAGGGTTTTTAAGAATACATCCTTCTAGACCTTTAGCAAGATTTTCATTATATTGTTCAAATGCTTTATCTTTCGAATAAACAATTTTTGACTCAACGATTTTAATTCTATTAGTATTTTCTCCAACAACCTGTTGTAATTGAAAAAATCTATCAGAATATTTAATTGGACATTCTCCTTTAAGAAAGTCCTCATAAGGAATAATATCCCAAGCAACTAAATTCAATAATTCTGACTCTTCTTTAGAAATTGTTCCTTTAATAGCTTTATTAATTATACCAGAAGATGTTTTTCTATCAAGATCTTTTCCATCTTTTGAACACATTAATTCACCATCAAGAATGAAATGTTCTTGATTATCTACTGTAATATCTTCAAATGGTGTAATATCAATAGTTGAACCATTTCTAGTTGTAACAGAAATTACGTTACCTTGATCGAATTCAAAATTGATTCGACTTGAATCCTGTTTAGTTTGAATTATTTGACCAATAGACCAAACAACTTTCTTTTCAGTTTTCTCATTAAATTTATTACAAAGAAGAACAGGATAGTCTGGGATAAGTTTTGGCCAAACTTTATTGGCTAAAGATGCTCCTGTACCACATTTTAAATCGCGTTCAAGAACTCTATATAAAACTTCTCTATCATCTGTCTCAAGTAATGTCAATAATCCGCCAATATATTCTATAGCTTTATTGCCAGTAAATTTTCTAGATGCTATATTAGTTACTAACAAATCTAAAGCTAACGATAACTCAATTCTTTTTCCAGTTTCAAACGTCAAAGTTGGACGTTTTTTAATCCAGAATCGAATCTGAGTCGAATACGCTAAACGAAATACATCTTTTAGGGTTTCATTATCAAAATTCAGTTTGAGGAATTCAAGTTTTTGATTTGTAGAACCAGTTGTTGCCAAACGGTCTAATTTTTGCAATATACTCATGCTACACCCTTATCAGGTGGATATCCAACTGGATTGTTTGCATCTTCATCGGCAAGAAAAAGAATATAATCTTCTTCTTCTATAAGAGTGACAATTTCAAAACGATTAAATCCACATTGAATATAAATTGGTTTGTTCATTGACGAAGGTAATTCCTTGATCAATTGTTTGAGAGTTGGTGATGTCATAATTTTTTAAATGTTCTTCCACGTGTTGAAAAATTCATAGGTTTTTTAAATATAATCTCTTCAGTTTCGCCATTTTTAATATAACCAAAACATTTATATTTGTCATCTGACAATAAGTATGTGTGTAATATTCCAGAAGAAAACGATTTTGTAGTTTCTTGCATTTTTAACATAATATATCCCAAATTCAAAGTATAATATATTGTACTAAATTAGACGAAATATATCAAGCACTTTTTTTCCAATCAACAGAAACAATTAAAGATTTTTTATTATCATATTGAACAACTGCTATTGTTTTATTATCTTCAGATAAATATGTTGTGACATCATTAATAGAAAAATGTTTTCCTTTCCAATTTAATGCAGTTAGTTCTTCGTATAAATCCCATGTATTATATTTTTCAGAAACAAACATATTATTCTCCTATAAATCTTGGTCAAACCATTTTGTAAATTGGATTGTAGTTTCTTCTTGATGTCCATCTTCTGTAATCATTTCTGGAATATAAACTGAAATGCCAACAATATCAGGACCAAATTCTAATAACTCAACATTTACATCAAATTCTGCATTATATTTTTTTAATAAATTACTGAAATCTTTTCTAAAGTTTTCTTCTGTTGTCATAGGCATTAATCCTTAAATTAAGATAGATGCATCTTCCATGTAGTATTCTCTTTCTTTCCCTTCTGGAAGATCATCAAGGTAAAGGCTGGAAAATTTATTTCCTGACGTTATTTCTTTGTAATTATCCTGAAGAAATTTACTTACAAATCCTGGATAATCAAGCAGAACAGATTTGTCTGTTTTATAATAGTATTCAACACACCGTTCTATTCTTGCTGATTCCGTTTCTATAGAATCTGTATTTCTTTCTTTCTTTTGGTTTGTAAGAGAAGCTATAGCAAGAATTTTAAATGCTGCTTCCATGCCTTCTTGAATTGATTTTGTTTTCATGATAATTCCATATTATATAGTTAAAGAGTATAATATGATTATACTCTTGTTTAAATTAAAAATCAAGCACTGATAAGCTTATGCAGCCATATCAAGTAATGTTTTCTGAGTTTGTAATTTAATTTTCTCAGCAGTACCGTAGAAAGAATGCCAAAATTTTGCACTTTCAGTTTTCGATTTTATATTATTACTAAAATAATCTGTCACACCTTGAAGAGTGTTGTATAGAGTTCCTTGACCGAAATTTGAACCATTACCATATTTGTAAAGTTGCATAATATCATTAACTTTTTTAACTGTAGTTCCATGTTGATCTTCTGCAGAAACATCTTTGTTGTAAAATATTTCATTATAAATCTTACGAACATCAGAATCGGAAACAGTTACTGAAGCCAATTTACGCATATTCTCCATAAATTTTTCTTGAGATTCTTCAATTAAACCCAAATTTAATTTTGCACGATTTACATTAAATTCAGTAGAATGTGGAACCTTGACCATATTAGCTGATTTCTCGTCAATAGCCATAGTTAAGGTATTTGAACAAACTGTTCTAACAGAAGTTGTTTTAGCAGTTGTAGCCATCGAACCATCTAATGAAGTTGCCAATAAAAGATATCCAGTGATTTTATCTCCTTTAATTATTTCAATATCGTTTAGTTTGGCTGTAGCGAAGAATCGTTTACCGCCAAATAAAGAACCACATGATGACATCTCCATACCATTTTTATCTAAAAGATCAGCAAAAAAGTCCACAACTTCGCTTGGTTGAACGATTTTATAAGAATCGCTCACTACTGATAAAGGTGCGTTATTATCGCTGCGAAACAGTGCCATTTTATCAGGAAAGACTGTTGGAATATCATCGCGGTTGTTGAATAAAATAGGACTAGATACAGCTTCCCATTCTAAACCTGCTTCGCGTTTCCATTCAGTTAGGGGTGCATGTAAAGGAAGGACATTACCTTCTCCATGCCAAACACTTCCATGTTCAGCAACATAAGCATAATTCACACGGTCGTTAGAGTAGTCAAGATTTGCAGCCATAATATATTCTCCTTAAGAGGTTTTAAATTAATTTCAAAGTATGACTTATTATACTAAATCTGATGGAAAGTGTCAAGCACTTTACTTATTAAATATTTGAATTAAATTTATTCCTGAAATGACATAATCATAATTGCCAGAACCTTGTGTTGCAAGACCCACACCAGCAAACAATTCTAAATGTCTATTAAACATAACTGTTCCTTGTATGACCGTTCCAGAAACATTAGATCTTCCATCATAGAAATCTAAATTCAATTTTAATCGTTTCGGCCAAAGGATTGCTTCCATACCATACATCATACCCCAATATGAAGTCGTTGTTGTCAATGCTTGATTGGCATAATATGTTCCCATATGATATGCTAATCTATCTTTAATAAATTCATAATCATTATCAATAAAATAAAATTCGTGTAATGTAGAGGCATTAATTTTATTTGGATCCAAACTTTTTGACATTGGAAAAACTAATCCAGTTTGGGTTCCAAATGTTGTGGAAGAATTATTAAGAACTTCAGAAAAATAATTACAAGCAGAACCGCAATCTAAATTATCAAAAACATAATTATGTTTAAAAGTTTTATTGATGTTTATATAAGTATCATTTTCAAAATTTTGAGCTTGTTGGAGGTTTCCTGAATATTCATTTATATTCTGAGAAATTATTCCAAAATCCCATCCATGTGTTGAATAGTTTATAGATGGGTTGCCATATTGAGTTTGGTTATATTGATAAGAATCTTGTTCATAATTTATGACTAATCTATTTTTATCTTCGTCATTGTCTTCAATAGATAAAGTATTTGTAACAGGTCTAGATATTTTATGTCCGCCTTCAGCAAAAACTGTATTTGATAACAATAATAATATTAAAATTAGATATTTCATAATTTTTCTAAATTTCTTATATATCTTGTCATGTCATGATTAACAAAAAAATTTACTTCCCCTTTAGACAATCCAACAAAAAACCCTTTAATTCTGTCTTTGGCTATTTGTAGAGCTGTCATATTTGCAATATTTCCATCATGATCAAAATACATTAAAATTCCATGATGCCAATATGGGTATACTGGATTCCTTGTTATAATATCAGCATTATTAACCCATCTTACATGTAAAATGTTTAAAGAATTTAATGATTGAACATATTCTTTGTCTCCAACTTTCGGACTGCCGAATGTGTACAATAAAGGTTTTGGTAATTCTTTAAATCTGTGACATCGAATTGCTATGATTGTTGCCATAGCAGCACCTAAACTGTGACCAGTTAACCAAACACGTCTACTAGGCGCATATTTTAAAAATAAATCTCCAAGATCTCCCCAGATATTGTTTACCTTTTCTTTAAATCCAGCATGAACGTGTCCAATACCATAATTACTTGGTACCAATGCAAATTTAATATCAGAAATTATATCTGCAAGTTTTGTTGGTCTAGTTCCTCTACAAACGACAATTACATCAGTATCATTATACAAAAAATATGCTTGACTGTTATTTTTGTTTATGCAAATACTTTTATAGCCAAATTTTTCAAAAGATTGATTGTCATTATATGCAAGATTTGAAAGTTTAGCAAATAATAATGATATTGATGCAGTCGATTTATGTTCTAACATCATTTAATACCATGAGTATCTTTCCCTTTAAGAGATTTTCTTAAAGTTTTAAACCAAAGTTTTTTCTCTTTCACTGTATCGTGTTCTATACACGCTTTGTACATATTTTTAATAATTTTTTTAAGTTTCATTTATCAATCCCAATGGTGCTGAAAATATTTTCCAAAAAGTCTAAACCCATTATCAATACGTTTTTGATATTCTTTCATACCATCATAATCGCATTTATATGTATCTTTTGGACCTCGTATAATTTGACTTAAACCATTTTCACCTTTTATTATATCTAAGTCATGTTCACCAGTTCTAAACTGGTCTTCCCAATCAGTAATTAAAGATTGAAAAGCAAATATTTCTTCATCAAGAACCCATTCCCATCGTTTATGGAAATTTTCGTCAGTATCCCATTCACATTCGACTCTTGGAGCGTTCATTGATTTTAAATGGTAAGGAACATCTTCATCATCAACAAAAGGGGATCCTTGTTTACCCTCTTTCAATTGTTTTAACATCGGTAGGATAATAGGAGCTAACGTCGTGTCCATAGACCAAACATCCCAAGGATCAATTTTTATATAATTAATTCTTGGGTGAATAAAATCTAGAAAATTCTGATTCCATTCACAAATAGTTTGTAACCATTTTGGTGGATCTTTGTCGTATATATCATAACCCTTTCTCCAGAAGAAAAACTTCTCTAAAATAACATAGGGCGACAGCCAATGATTTCTAAAATTTGAAGTATATATTTTCATTTTTTAATTAAGTTCTCTTTAAAGATTTTCCAACAATTTTCCCATGTCCATCTACTGCTATTTTCGTAAACTTTATTTCTATCTAAATATAAACAAGCTTGTACAGCATCTTCAAGATTTTCATTCATAAAACCTGTAACACCTTGTTCTAAAATATCAATCGGTCCTGGAACAGGATAAGCAGCAACGGGTGTTCCTACACTTAGACTTTCGATGATAACGATACCAAATGTATCAGTCTTGCTCGTAAATACAAAAACATCAGCTTCGTTAAAATATGATGCTAATTCTGATCCAGTTTTCTTTCCGACAAATGTAATATCTGGATATTTCTTTTTCAATTCATTAAGATAAGGACCATCACCTACAATTATCTTATCAACACGATAATCGTTTAACTGTAGTTCGCAAAAATCGTCAAGCCCTTTTTCTTTACTTACTCTACCAACGCTTAATAGTGTGATTGGTTTTCTAAATGTTCTATCAGTTCTTTTAAAAATAGTTCTATCAACCCCTCGTGTCCATGGGATTATATCACCATCAAAACCGTGCGATTTTAGATCATCAACCATTGTTTGTGTGGTTGTAAGAACCTTTCCGGAATGTTTATGGAACCACCTAACATATGAATATGTAATTGATTCTGGAATATTATATAACTCTTTAAGAAACTCTGGGAATTTTGTATGGTATGCGGTCGATTTGTTTAACTTATCAAGTGATGAATAAGCATCTTCTATATCAAGAAATGAAACGTGGTTTTGGTGATAATTTGATTCGTGATAATACCACCAAATCCCCCATGATTTTGTTTGAGGATAATACCAAATTATCCCATTTTCATCCATTTTTGAAATTATTCTATGCTGTGCCATCACTATTCACCTTTGTTACAAAAATATCAAGTTTTTTATCATCAGACCAATTTTTACAATAATTATTATCTTTATCACAAATATTTAATAATTCTTCTTTTGATACTACTCTATGCGATACAATAGTTTCACCTAAATCTTTTTGAGAAAACTCTGAAGCTTCTTCCATAACTACAGTATCTAATGCCAATTCAGATTTACCTTTAGGAACTTCTACCATATATCTCATTCTATATTGTTGTATACATTCTACTAATACGAATTCAGTTTCTTCTTTTTCAACTCTTTTCAATGTAAAACCTCCATCACTATTATCGATAAACTCTACAATATTATTTTCTGATAATTCAGCTTTAATTAAAATATCTTCTGGTAAATCGATATATAAATCACCGTTTATATCTTCTTTAATTGTTGTAATTGTCATAATGTATTTCCATGTATATCAGTTTTTCTACCGCCAGTTTGAATAGATCCACCACTATAAGATGATTCTCTAGGAGTAAATTGAGGTGGTGAGTTATTAGACGAAACTTCATATGTCCATTCTACAACAGCATTATCTTTAGTAACAGTTATTTCAGCATTATCAGGAAGAATTACTTTCTCCTTAACATAATTTCTTATTGCACATTGTACATCTTCTCGTGTTAATATCAATTTCATAATCAAATCCTAATGTGGTTTGTCAAATATAAGGTCTAAAATCTCTTGGAATATATGAAATGAGTAACCGACTACTGCATAAACTACATTGTTTTCGATATGAAAATGGTTATCCATAATTACAAATACACCAATCCAACTTATACAAAATATTATACATTTCATTTTTCATCCTATAATTAAAAATATAGTTTATTATACTATATTCGTATCAAAATATCAAGCACTTTATTTTGGATAGTTATCGGAATTACACATCGATGGGTTTTTTGAAAATGAAGAACATGGATTTTCTGAAGCTACTTCTATTTGTATGTAAACAAAAATTAAAATTCCAAGAATTATAATTGCCAATGTTCTCATAATACCACCTCTGTTAAAAAATTAAAGTTCTACATAATACAATTTAAAATTAATGAATGATTGCTCGTGTCTATATCCTCTTGGGTTACACAAAATTCTTGTATCGCCAACCATATAATCCCAATTGTTGTGAGTGTGTCCTGCTATCCACAATTTTATTTGTGGTCTATTTTCTATAAATTCAGTTAAATCTGAACAATATCCACCATTCATTAATTCGTCATCTTTAAATTCATCTGCGATACTTAATGGACTTGGTTGGTGGTGAGTAACAACAACTATTTTATTATCTGGTTTTGTTGCATCATTAAGAAACCATAAAGTATTGTTATGTTCTTCAATAGCATGATTTGGGGTAAATTTTCTGCCGTTTTTTTGGATAAGTCTAAAATCTCCCATATATCGTTTTATAATTTCTTTTGACGATTCACAATTATCATTCATATCTGTCCACAAAGTAGCACCAACAAATTTAACACCATCAATAATAATACTTTCTTTTTCTAATATATGAAGGTTTTTAATATACTTTAATTTGTTTTTAATATTTGGAATTGTTTTATCAAAATCAGAATGATATGATTCATGATTTCCGGCTACAAAAATGACATGTTTGAATAATTTTGAACATTGTGAGAAAAAATTGTGGATTCTAAATGAGCGAATATTATTAATCAATTCAAAATCATCAGAATAATCTATATTCTGATCTTTAAGATCATTTGCTACAAAGATATCTCCAGCAAGAACTAAAATGTCTGCCCCATTTGTATTGTTTATTTCTATGCCACTCGACTCCAAATGGAGGTCGGACATATACGCAATTTTCATCCAAAATTCCTATTAATTAAATTTTTTCCTATTATTATATCCCTATCGGATAAAATATTTCCGTATACTGTACTAAAAAATTCATCATCTTTAACCATTTTTAATAATTGGTCTTTTGTAAAATCCAATTCTATATTCTTTTTCATATGAGAAAATTTGTATGATAATTCTGTATTATATTCAACTGTTGTATCATCAAATTGTATTAAATTTAGTTTCCATCGACTATTAAACATGTTCAATTATTTCAATTGTAGATATTTCTTTTACTGTAATTTCTGATTCTTTTAACACAACACAATCTTCTTTATTGACCCATCGGATTCCATCACATTTTACAGTATAAACTCCTTCATGGATAATTTGATATCCAGAATCTTCAGTTATTCTAAAATCTACAGAAGCCCAATATATTTCATCAATGTGATTTGCATACCAATATGTTGGAAGTTTTGCTTTAATGATTTGAATTTGATACCCTTTCATCCGACCCTCGTCAATTTACTATCTGGTAGTATTATAAAATTGGTGTTATTAAATCTGATAATTCTCTATCGATTGCATCGATCTCTTTTTGTATGTTATACTTTTCTTCTTTAATATATAACATTTCAATATCAAGTTCCGTCATCAATGCTTCGAGTTTGAACTTTTCAACCAATAATTTGCGTTCCGTCATCTTCCTTTCCTAAATTTATATTCAGATTCTAAAATCGCATATATAATTAGGGGCGATAATAAAAATGCTACTGTTAAAATACAAAGTTGTAGAGCTTTTGTAACAATCCAATCTATCATAATATGACCCCTAAACGAAACTATTTATATAAATGCTGGCGTTTCTCTATTTTTCCATTTATGTAAATGAATTTTTCCCTCGCGAACATATTTTTGATAACTTGCTATTGAATTATTTTTAATGATATATTGTGGAGGCATTGCAAGTGTAGGCTCTGTAAAACTTTTTTGTTGAATATTATTAGGAACATTAGTATATAACATATCAACAAGACCAATCTGTTCACATTTATGAATTTTTCCATATCTGTAAGTATATTCTTTGCATAATTCTGATAATAATTCAGCTAACCACATATAATTTTCTGAAGATTGTCTTGCCCAAATGACAGAAGGATGGTTTATGTGAGTAGCTTTATATAATATAGCATCTCTATCGTCATCAAGTTTCCAGCGTTTGATTTTACGACCTGAAGATGCATGGACATACTCAACACCATCTAATACGCGATGAGCGGTAGATAGTAACTGACAAGATTCTTTTATTTGAGAAACTACGTGTCTATTTGTATGCCATAGTGCACAAATTGTTGGATTGTGATTAGTATAAAAGATATTCATAAAATTCCTAAAAATTTAAAAGTATAGATATATTATATCTTAAATGTATTTTAAAAACAAGCACTTTTTATGAATGAAAGAATCAAAGCTCCAGAACCTAGGGAAATGTACCAAAGGATAAAATCCAGTGCTAAGAAAAGAGGAATTCCTTTTGATATGACAGTTTATGATTTTTATTTAATAGATTTTCCAATCACATGTCCTATTTTAAATATTCCTTTAAAATGGAATAGAGGAACTCCTCAAGATAATAGTTATAGTTTTGATAGAATTGATTCATCTAAAGGATATGTTCTAGATAATTTAGAAGTTATATCCTTTAGAGCCAATCGAGCAAAAAATAATTTAACTGAAGAAGAATTAAAGAAATTGGGGTTATATTATTCTTAAATCGGTTGATTTGGCCAAACTGTTTCGAGTGGAAATCCTGATTGGAGAGTAATGTCCCTCAATTGTTGTCTATAAACTTTCCATTCATCTTTCTTTTCTTCTGATAATGGAGAATCTAAGCCCTGTGTCCAATCAGAATTAGATAATAATATCTGTCTTTGATTGTATATTGAAAGTTTGCAGTTGTCTGTTGATATTAAAGATTTTATTTCTTCAACATTTTTCACACCAAGAACATTATTTTTTCTTTCATCAACTTTTGAACAATTTTGAAATGATTCTAATACTTGATTTAATCTATCTCCAGTAACAAAATTTTCATTTTCTATCGGCAATATTACTTTAAATGTGTTATTAGTTTCCTCAAATATAATTTCCAATTCCCCATATTCTGGATAATAATTTATTATTTTATATGACATATTTTTCCTTAATTATTTTCTTTAAAATCCCAAGCTTCATCTGATTTTGCCTCAACTCTTCCCCATTTTCCTATTGGGCAATATGAATAGCTCCATCTAATTTTAGCCTCAATAATACACCCACATTCTGAACACATTAACATTTTTTTACTTTGACAATTATCGCATATTACTTTTCTTTCTTTTGCATCTTCTGAGCTTGCGAATAACATTGTTTAAATCATTCCTGTAAATGTATAAGGACCTGTATGGGACAAATTAACCCATGGTGCTCCATATATTGTATAACCATTTTCTTTTGCTAATTTACAAAAATAATAATCTTCTGATAATAGAGTTTTTGTTTTTTCGCAAATACAAGTATTAAAATATTGATATAATAAAAATGTTGGCGCATTAATCGCCAATTGATCTGGAGTTAGTCCATCAAAAAAATATGTATCAACCTTATCCATCAAATTAAGAAATACTTCTTTTTTAATTAACATAAATCCAGTTCCTCCGTGCTCAATATTTAATAATGAATTTTCATCTAAATCCATATTATTTACACCGCATACAAAATCCCCTGTAAAATTTTTCAGATAGTAAGATTCTACATTTTGTTTTACAGCTTCTGAAACCTTTGTCCAATTTATACCTTTTTTTGGATAAATCCCACACATAATGTCTTTATCTATTGTCATCATCGTAACGATATCTTTAGGATCAAACCCGATATCCGAATCAATAAACATTAAGTGGGTTGCATCAGAATCTAAAAATGCTTTTACTATTTGATTCCTTGCTCTTGTTATTAAAGCATCATTTGTGACATAATGATACATCAACTCTAGCCCATTTGTATGAAATATTCCAGGAACTTGCATTAACGAATTAGAATAATTTATATTACACATTCCACCATAAACTGGTGTACCAATCATAACTTTTTTCATATTTTTACCATGCTATTAAAACTGCTCCACCACCTGCGCCTGCGCCTGCACCAGCTCCACCAGCTCCACCAACACCATATCCTGTGCCATTAGACCCACCTGCTCCACCATACCAATTACCTCCACCACCGCCTCCACCGCCAGACGGAGACCCACCTGCTCCACCACCTTTATTGCCACACCCACCTGGACCTCCACCACCACCAGTTGCTGTGTATCCAGCAAAAGAAGAGTTACCACCAGCGCCACCGGAATATCCGCCAGTACAAGTTCCATAATATGGACCACCACCACCGCCTGCCCCAACAGAAACAGCTATGGCTGAGTATGGAGCAACTCCTATTCCAATATTTTGGTATTTTCCACCAGATCCGCCCCCAGACCCTTGGTAACCATCACCACAAAAACATAAAGCACCACCACCACCACCAGCGCCAAAAATTGATGCAACAATATATCCAACACCCCTAGGAACATAAAATGTAAAATTTCCAGGAGACAAATAATTTGCCTGTGTAGTTGCAGTTTTACCAAAAAAATTTGCAAATGATATGGATCCAGAAGATAACCCTGCAAGCGTTCGTACATCATAATCGTTTAATGTTCCAGGAGTTGTAGCAGTTATATGTAATTCTGTATTTATACTAGAAAATGCAATTGCTCCTGATGATTGTAAAGTCATATATATATTCCAATATTAAATTATTTAAGTTATAGTATTTATACTATTTATACCATTTTTGATAGAAAATATCCAAACATAAATGTAATTATTAACGAATTTACAATATATAATAATTCTATAATTATTTTTCTGGTATTACTTATTATCTGCATAATGATTTTAAGTTGTAGATTAAAATTAATGTTGTCAATTATAAATCTTTAAATGTATCATTTAATTTTTGACAAACTAATGCAACTTCTTCTTTGACTGTAAATCCTGGAAGTATTTCTACATCGCATTTAATTGGTTTTTCAAATAAATTATTAGTATTTTGATATATAGAAGTTTCTATTCTATTAACCCATACTGTAAAGTCAGCATCAAATATATCACGTGTTTCTTGAAAAGGTGCAATAAAATCAACAATCACATATTTTGATTCATTCGAGGAACTGTTTGCTAAATCGCGCATTCGTTCGCTTTGACGAATTCGTCCATTATGACTAAAATCCCAATCATTAAATTGTTCTCTTACTGTATCTGCATTAAACCAAAGACATTTTAATTTTTTCTGTAATGCTTTTGCTAATGCAGTTTTACCAGATCCAGGCAACCCCATTATTAATATTTTCATTTTTCAAACCTAATTGAATCAAAACCTTCTAGAAGTTCAGGTTTTTCATAACCATCTTTCATTTGTGATATAACACGTTGAGATATAATTTTACCTTTTCGACTTTTCAATCTTCGATTATGTTCTTTTTCTTGTGGTAAATCAAACACAATAGCTATCTTTAAATAATTGTCAGGGATTTGTTTTAACTTTAAAGCACGAGAAGCTTTATTAATATTTGTTTGATCCCAAACGATATGCTTTTGATCATTTACTGCTGATGCTATTTCTGCATCCATTAGATTTTTAGCAATGTTATAATATTCTGCAAAAACCTCATTATATGTTTTGTTCAAATTTTTAGCATAGTTATCGATATGTTTATCTGTTGATACAATAGCTACTGTAGAATCAAATTTTTGCTTTTCCACCCAAGTAGATTTGCCAGAAGCAGGCAATCCGACCAGCATGTATAATTTGGGCATTATTTTTTTTCCTCGATTAAATTTTTGTTAGTTTCTTCTACATATTGATCAAGTTTATTATTAACAATTTTTGTTAACTTGTTAACAATTTCACCAGATTTTGATATGGTATTATTAAATTGTTCACTTTTTACTACATTTTCTGCAAGATAACCGCCAACCATTAAATATGAAGTTTTTTCTGTAGGTATAATAGTAGAAATACCGATAGATATAACAAATATAATCACATCAATCTTTAGAATTTTTTTAATAGTTTATCAAAAAAACCTAAAATAACTAAACAACATATACTTATAATTTCAAAAGCATGAGCTATTCTATTAATATTAGAGAAAACAGTAATTGCATAAATCAATAAAGCTAAGTTTATTTTAGATCATCCCCTAAAAAATCGTCATTAACATCACCTAAAAATTGGTCGATGTATTCTAATCCTTCTAACAAATCTTCTTCAGAAATTTTAGGAAAAATTGTTTTCATTACGGAAAGATTAAATTGTTCTAATTGGTCAAATGTAAAATCTGAACAATCATCACTAACATGCCATAGTGATAATATTTGATTTTCTTTAGTTTCTCCAGAATTTGAATTCCAAAACGTGTACCAATTACTATTACTCCAGCGCGAATATGACACAATCATTCTCCATTAAATTTAAACTCAAATATATTATACTATATCTTCAACTATTTCGTCAAGCATTATATTAATCATTTGGTGTCGTAGTTGGTTTAAAACATCGTTAGAGTAAATGAAAGGAATTTGTTGATAATTATCAGGACATCTTTCAACATTTCTTCTAATGCATTCTTGTTCGTAGGAATTTGCAAATTTTGGATTTAACCAGAAATTATAATGTTCGGTGGTATGATCAAATAATTCTATAAGGTAAACTTCTCTAGAATCGGTATCAAAATATATTTGGACATCAAATTCCGAATAATCTTGAAAATCTAAAATATAACAATTTTTACCAAAACAACTCCAGCAAAATTTTGCACCACTAGAAATCCTATAATCAATTATTTCTAAAGCTTCTTGTACTTTCACGAAAATATCTCAATAATATATGTAATCAATGCGTTATATTGAACGAATAAATTATTATACCAATCTAAAATTGCGCTAAAAATTCTACAAAACATCATTTTTAATAATAACATTACTATAACAAATAGTACAAATGTTTCTTCATCTTGATTCATTATGCGCATTTTTTATCGTAAATACGTTCGCCCATATAATATGTTTTTGTTGTAATACAACCATCTTTAGTGACAAAAACTTCTGGTTGGTTTTTTGGAATTGAATTTGCAATTACTACAGCATAGGTATAAAACACACTACCAATTAATACAACCATAACAAATAAACAAACCAATGAAATAGATTTTAACAAATTACTTCTCTCTTAAATGTTGATAAATCGCTATTAGAATAATCATAAAAATTTAGCGAAATTGTAGAATACCCTTCATTAATTTTAACTTCGATAACTGGAGCAACATCATCAAAATATGCAGAAATTCTGTTGAAGTTCTTTTGATTTTTAGTTAATTTTTCAGCTTTCTTTTTAGAAGATCTAACATTTCCGAATTCCGGATTAACCCATGTTAGTTTATTTGGATCATTTGATAAATCAAGGATATTTCCAGTAGAATCAACAACATAATCGCCATTAGGAGGACTCCAAGATTTCTTTTCTAACTCTACCAATTCTTCTTTTAAAGAAGATAAAAGAGTTGTTTTTTCTTTAATAAGTTCTTGTGTTTCTTGTATCTTTTTATTTAATTCTTCAAATTTTTCCATTAAAACTCCAAATATATTGGATGCGTTTCACCAGAACTATTGCTATTAAAATCAACCCAAAGAGATTTTCTTGACATACAAAATCCAACTTCTAATTCTGAATAAATTTTTGGATCAAGAATTAATATGACATCATCATATAATTGTTGAAGAACTTCTTTTGTTAATTCTAAACCAAAATATCTTGTGATGATAATTGTTTCTATCTTATTTATTGTATCAATGTCATTCGTTATTGAATGGCTTGTTTCAATTTTCATTTTACAAAATAAAGAATACTTAATATAACAATTATAATAGCTTCAAGAAATGAAAATACTAGGCAAGCTATAATTCTGTCAGCTAATTGTCTAATTGTGTCAAATAATTCTTCTTTTGTATTTGTATAAACTGTATGCAATTCCCTATATTGCTGTTTTAGAGAATCTACTCTATTTTCATGATCTTCACATTTAACCCACTTTCCATCGTTAGATTGTTCCATTGGACCAAAATATCCAAAACCTTGTGTATACCGTTTAATCATTTTTATCTCCAAAATATTCTGTAATTATTTTTCTACAAATATCTATGCCATGTTGTCTACCAACTCTATAATGCTCTGCCTTAGAATACATAGGATCTAAAACAAAATCTGATTCATGAACAGGTTTTTTTGCAATGTTATATTCGGTTTCTATTAACTCTAGACATTTGGAAATAATATCATCAGAATATTCTTTAATTTTTTCTGCTCTTGGACATGGAACATATAATGTTTGTACTACAGAATCAAATTCTTCAAGAACGCCATGCCACAATGCCATATCTAAAAGATTTTCATTTATTTCTGATTTTTTCATACAACCACATTAAATTGTTTTAATTCATTTTCCAATCGATCATGGAAAGATTTTTCGCCATCGTCTCCAGATAATAACCAATCAATTCTTTGTGCATATACTTCTGCCAATCTTAAAATATCAACTGCCATTTTGAATTGATATATAGTTTCATCAGAATAATCTCTGCCTCGTTTATCGCCATACTCATCAATTTCTTCTGATTTATTGTGGTAAATAAAATCTTCAATTGAATCTGCTATTTGACCAATTTTATATTGGTCATAATCAAATTGCCCGCCAGACATTATTTTTCCTCCAAATAGCATTTGCGCATTATATAATAATGTTCAACAACAAGAACGATTATACCTGCCATTACAAATAAAATCAACCATTGGTCAACGAAACAAAACATAGAAACTACTAATATAAATAACACAACATCAAGAATACCAACAAAAAACTTTTTCACAATTTTCTCCAAAAATTTAAAATATAAATTATTATACCTTAATCATATTAAAATAACAAGCACTTTTTATCTATTTCTTAATCTATTTAACATTGCTTTATTGTCTTCTTCTTCTAGAAGAGAGTAAAGTATTTTTGTTGAAATTTCTATAAATTCTTCCATCTCTGTTTCTGATAACAAAGTTACTTTTTGAATTGTATACAATTCGTGATACCGTTTAATTAAAACATCATGAACATTCATATTCTAAAACCCCATCGTTATAATTTTTTTTAGTTTCTGGTTCTGGATGTTTTGCAATTTTCCAGTTAGAAAATGCATCATCATGTAAATTTAAAGGTGTTATTGGATTCTTGCGAAGATAATCTATTTTCGCACAATAATCCTCGCAAGCTTTTCCGCGAATGAAATAATTTTTTTGCATAATGTCTCCTAGTTAAAGGAGTATATATTAATCCCAATTATATTCTTTTTCAAAATAGGAAAACATTTCTTCTTCCGTGTATATTTCGTAGTTTCTTTCTGCATCTACTCCTCGTACAATAACAAAAGGAGTCATATCTTCATAGAGAAAATAATCAATATCATCAAGCAAAATTTTGTCTGTAAATAATGCTGACATCAAAGCATTAACTTCAACATAATACGATTCAATATATTCGTTATCAAAAAATGCATCTCGAATAGAACTAGGAACAGATTTAATAAAGGTATCTCTATTTTCTTTTTCTCGCAATAGAGTTGAAAAAAGATCTTTAAATGTATCAAATTTCAAAATTTTGCTCCAAAAAATAAATCTGCTACAATTAATAACAAAGCAAAAATTATAGTTGCGGATATATATTGGATCTTTTCTAATCTTACTTTTAATTCGTTTATGTCATTCTGTAGAGCAATAATAAAACGATCTTTATCTAGAAAATTCATATTTAAATCCAATTTAAAATTGAAATTCCAACAATCAAAAATAAAACTGCTGATAATCCAGCAATAATATTTTGTTGCTTAGATAGCTGATCTTCGTATTCTGCTCTGATTTTATCATCGCTACAACACGATGATTCCCATTTACGCTCTGCTGATTTATTAGCATCCAGTAAAGCCAGAGAATAGGACTCAAACGTAACCCAATGCCCAAATTCGTTTAATTCCATTTCTGGAATACCATTTTTACCATTCCACCGTTGTATTTTCATCTTTAATACCTTAATGTAATATCTTCAAAAAAATCTGCAGAAGAAATTTTTAATTTTTTGCAAGTAAATTCTTCTTTGGAATAATATTCTAGAAATAGGAGGAACTCGCGCATATGAGCTTCGTCTAATTTCACTTGTTGTGCTAATATAACATTATCTCGATGAAAAACCCAGCTAGGTAATTGTGGTGCTGATTCATCTAAAATAATATGTTTACTGATTTCTAATATCATTGTTATTTCCTATTACCATGAACTTCTATAACTAAATTCCCATATATAACCTTCACCTGATTGATTTATTAAATACATTAATCTATCTCTGGTTCTTTTTAATGAGTCGATAAAATAGTCATCAATTTCTGTAGAACCAAAAAAGAATCCACTAGTTGGGGGTAATAATTCAGGAATTTTTTTTGGTTTCTTAATACATGTTTTTATAACCTTTAAAAGTTCCTGTAACTTTTCTATAGGAACATCGTATTCTCTACAATCATCTATACCGTATTGAACATTTTTCACAAACCAATTATGTATCGCGTTCGCCTTTCTCCAATACATTGCCTCAGTAACTATATATTGAAGATTCCCCATCCCATCCCGAATATCTTTTGTTATTTCTTGAAGTTGTTTACTTACTTCTTTTGTATCTTCACTATATTCCGAAACATATCGTTTCGCATGTAAATATGAATCTAAACCCATCACACACCTCCCATAATCTATCCTAAAAAAACAAAATGATTACATCTTCCAGCAAAAATTTGATAAAGTTTATATTTGTCATTATCTGTAATATAAGATGCATTATCTACCCATATAATATCAAAATCTGATCTTCCTCTAAGTTTAAGATCATCAGGACGTATATCTCCAATACTAAAAGCTGTTGGTGTTCTATAGGAAGGATTAAAAAAATTTAATTTTGATTGTAAATCTCTAGCCAGATTTGACTTAGTTGATATTACAATATCATTCTTACCAGCATTTCTAGCAATCAACATTGTTTTACCACACTGTCTTCCTGGATTATATTCTACAGTTTGATACTCACACGAAAAGTGTATTTCTGATAAGTAACTTTTAGCAGAAACCATTCGTTCTTGGGTTAGTATATTAAGTTTAATCATACTTGAAACAATATCATGTAACATATTAGGTATTTCGTTTCTCATTATATTTCCTTTTTATAAATTACAAACGTATTCAGTTATTGTGTGTTGTTTTCTTCCTTGCCCTTTAATTTCTTCTCTAAACTCGCCTGTTGATAATGAACCCAAGTTAGATAAACTTAGTTCTAATTGTTTAGAATGGAAACAAGCATTTTGATAATTTTTAGTTTCTATATCATATTCAAATTGGTCATTAGTTCTATAAATTGATCTAATTTCAAGTTCTGCCATTGAGTCTGCATATACAGAGTTAACAAATAATAATATCATAACAAATAATAGTTTATTCACAATAAATTCCTCTAAATTTTAATTTTTTCCATTCTATATAAATTAATTTCTGCTAATATTTTGTTAGTTTCTGCAATAGAAGTATATGAACCATGATCCCATTCTAAATCATATTCGTAAATCTGATTCCTTGATGTTTTATCTTTTGAATCGAGTGCAATCAAACGATTGGGTTCATCAACAATAAAGTCAAATTCATTAGGATAATAGTCTTCGTTATTATCCCATTTGATCATGTATTTGCCAGTATCATAATGGGCTTTTACTTTCTTTGCCCATTTCAATACATTGTTCCATCTAGCTTCGTATACGTTCATCTAATATCTCACAAATCTTGCAAAAACTTATAGAATTCATCAGCAAGTGCCTGTTCACCTTTCCACTCTAAAAAGTCATGAATACAACTACCAGTCATATAGTTTTGAGGACCATACCATTCATCCGCGTCTGGATTAACAGTTTTTATGAATTTCTTCAAATCGTTTAAATTGATTGTTGTATTCATTTTATCTCCACGTTTAAATATCTTGTTCAATAGAGGGTTACAGAACATATTCTCTACCATCCTTACACAAATATGTAGTTTTTGCAGGAATTTCTGTGAAACTTCCACCAAGGTTTGGGTTATATATTAATATTGATTCGGTTTTATCGATTACTGCACATTCATTATCTAATATAAACCTTTCTTTGTCTTTGATTTGAAGCCATGCCCCATACACGATTCCCAACATGATAATAGCAGCAGTTGCCCAAAAATATTTCTCTTTCATTTTAAATCTCTTTCAATTAAGTATAAGTTATTATAACTATTATAGGAATATATGTCAAGCACTTTTAAATGAAAAATGGGAGCCGAAGCTCCCATCTATAACTTGTTCTGTTGCCAAGTAAGTCAAACTCCGACAGTCTCTGTTTTTACGCAGCTAAAGTCAAATTGAAGTATTCGTCATTTGCAGATACTTAGTTTATGCCGATTAGGTCGGTCATCTTACCTGTTGCCTTCTCCACTATTTCACCCTGTCGAAACCTGTCATCCCCATCAGAAACACAATAAGCCTCCGGACTCAAACCAGCTTGGTTTAAAGGATGTGCCTCACTCATTGTGTTTTTGGTGGAGATGTCGACATATGATAGTCGAGTCCAGAATGCCTTCGCTTTAAAGGAATTACAACAATAAAATGTATACTGTTACATTAACTAGGATTGCGTCGCAAGAGTTACCGCCAGTCAGGGTGCTCAATACACATTTTATTGTTGTAAACGTATTACTCAATGTGAAATTTAAAAATGTATAAATAAGTTGTAGTTCACGAGATTGCAGTCTCCAACTACTCTAATCATTCTACTATTAATTACAGGAATCAATATGACCAGCATAGATATTTATACCCCAATTGCCCCTACATATCTCTATATCAAACAACACTCAGTTACTGGTCTAAAATACTTAGGCAAAACAACTAGAGATCCATATAAGTATAAGGGGTCAGGTTCATATTGGTCAAATCATATTAAAAAACATGGTAAAGAGCATATAGTCACCTTATGGGTATCTGAGTTATATTATGATACATCTATTGTTTACTATGCCTTGCAACTATCAAAAGAATATAATATAGTTGAATCATCTGAATGGGCAAATTTAATACCTGAAGACGGTTTATATGGTGGATCAGTAAAAGGGAGAGTATCACCCAATAAAGGTAAAAATTTTTCTGAAGAAACTAAACAAAAAATGTCTGATTCTAAAAAAGGTAAACCTCGCACTGATGAAACTAAACAAAAAATATCAAAATCAAATAAAGGTAAAAAATGTTCTGATGAAACTAAACAAAAAATATCAAATGCTAAAAAAGGAAGATCCTCGGGTAGAATTTGTTCTGATGAAACTAAACAAAAAATATCAAATGCTAAAAAGGGAATACCTTCAAATAATATTTATTCTGATGAAACTAAACAAAAAATGTCAGATGCGCAAAAGGGAAGAGTTCACTCTAGCGAAACTAAACAAAAAATGTCAGAATCCAGAAAAGGTAGAATAATTTCCAATGAAACTAGAAAAAAATTATCCGAAACTAATAAAAATAAACCCAAATCAAAAACTATATGTCCTCATTGCAGTAAAATAGGTAGTATTAGTAATATGATTCGGTGGCATTTTGATAATTGCAAACTTAAAATATAAATAATATTTAAAAATACATTTAGCGGTAAGAGTGAGTCGTACCAAACCACCAATCAATTCAACATTTCTGTGTAATTCTCTCACTGCCCTTTCGGGTAAATGTATTAATTCTATTTAGTATTCATCAACGGAATGCCCAACCAATTTATCTAATTTAAATTGAATTTGTTCAGCATTTTTCTCCGCTGTTACAGCCCAATAATTTGCTGCAGAAGCTCTTGTAGCAGCATCTAAGGCAGTTAATTTAGCTTCTAATGCAGTAGTTTGGAGAGCCACCACAGGAGTTTTTAATTCATCAACTTGACTTTGTAATGATGCTACATCTTTAGTTGATGCACAAGCTGTTAAATAAATTAAAAATACTGCTAATACTAATTTTTTCATTTATGATTTCCTATATTAAAAACTTTATTTATTCAAAAATTTTATCCGCACAGTAATCTAGTATCATTTACAGATACGTTATGTTCTAATGCTTTTGTAGTGCATTCCAATTTACTATGCTCTTCATAGACAATTGCTCCAATAAAAATACCTACAATAATAACCATAAAAATCCCACCAATCAAAGTATCTTTATCCATGTTTACTCACAGTAAAAGTTAATTTCAATATCAGGATTCATGTGTTTCAAATCCTGCGTTATTTTAGCACCAAGTGCCTGACACAAAGGTACTTTTAGATTCGGCACAATAATAGAATCTACGTTATGATTATACAGCGACTTCAGACTATAGATCAATACTAATGTTACCATTTTATCCATCCCTTTGGTTTTTCTGGTTTAACCATCTGATTAACATATTCGATACCATTCATACCATCAACAGTAATTGTCACCTTGGCATAATGTAGATCCATATCATGATCAGGGTGGAATTTATCTTTATGATATTCAGGATCATGAAATATATCCCAAAGTTCTTGAAACTCTTCTTTAGTCAAATCAATAGAGTTCAATAACATCCATTCTTTCTGCGCCAGAGTATTTAACTCGGCGAGTAATGGTGAATCAAATACTTTTTTATATATCGGAGTCATGTTAACTCTCCAATATAGATTTAAGGTCAGAGATTATTTGTGTATCAGATACAACAAATAGGTTTACATTATCCAAATAGAACCTAATATCAGAAATGATTGCTAGTAACTGTACATTCAATAATATTGATTGTTCATGGTTAAGATCAACATTAACCTCATCTCTTGTCAAAGAGTTAAGATCATCGTCTAATAAAAACTTATTAATTATTTCATTCATTTTAAGTCAGCCACACTTTCGTAAAAACAATTCATTAAAAAATGGTATAAGTCTAACGGATTATCTTCGGTAAACTCATTTTCTACTGATTCTCTAATTAGCATATAGAGTTCAATAATGTGTAAATGATGCCAAGGTCCTTGTTTTACTTGCTTTTTGAATATTCGTTTTAAGAACCACCTTTCAAATCTATTCATTATTTAATCCTCAAAATGGAATACAATCTGGGTCACCACAAAGATAAGGTTGATACCCACCAACATATTGTACATTTTCTTGTGTTTTACATACACTACATCTTGGTTTATTCCATTCCTGATATGCCTCTTCAAATAATTCAGGTTCGGCAATTACAGACCAATGACCAGAACAATCCGAACTATAGGATAATTCTTCCCATACTACATCAGTAAATCTTCTAAACTTTGATGATTTAAACTCTGGATCATCAAATTCAATTTCTTCATATACTCGTTTTCCAACGCTTGATATTTTCATTATTCAATTCCAAAATAGTCTTTAACCCTAAGATCAATAGTATCCGCTAAGTAATCATCCAAAGCATACTGTACTTCATCACGAACTACTTCTAATGTTTCCTTAATAATCAACTCAGCAAACTCCTGTAGGACTGGGCCAAGTGATTCAAGAGGTGTCTTGTTGGCCGCGATATTTTTTCGTGCTTGCATATAAATTTTTGCAACTAACTCGTTCATTCTTCAACTCCAATCAATTAAATTCAATCCAACCAGTCATAATATACTTAGATCCAGATAAAGGAGGATTCCCTCTATGTGTCCAAGGATAATTTGGCGGAAATATAAGCAATTTTCCCATTTTAGGTTTAATTCTTTTAGAAAGATATAAAAATTCTGTTTCACCACCATCCTCAATATCATTTAAATATAAAAGATATACACCTATTCTATTAGAAGCGATCCTGCTTGTATCTTCACAATGCCAAGAATGATACCCTTGAGTTGGTTCTGTTTTTTGTATTTTATATTCAAAAATTGTACGATTACCATACGATGACAAAGTGCTATATTTTTTTGAATAATCTTTGTAGCAAAAATTCCAAAATGTATTATTAAATTCTTTTAAAGAATCTCCAAGATAATCAATTGAAAATGCAATTTCTTTTGTTGATTGTTCTGTTAAATAAATTGCTGAATCTGATCTTAGAGATTCTTCATTATTTCTATAAAATACCCTATTATTATCTGAACACCATTTAAATGTATTGATTAAATTTTTACAAAATTGTTCTGAGAAAAAATTATCATATATTCCAATAAAATTATCATATTCTACATTTTGCATTAGTTAATTCCCTTGTCAATTCATCAATTTTTTCTTGTAAACCATATTCACGGTCTAAAAGTATCTCAATTTCTTCTTCTAATTCTTCAATTGAACACGCATAATTATATTTGCAATCATTAAGATCTTTTATATCATCTAACAATTCATAAATTTTGTTTACCAATTGTTCAGGAAAATCTCCAAAATGAAGCATTTCTTCTAAACTAAAATTGCTTGGAAATTGTTCCATGTCATTTCTCTCAATTAATTAAGTATAAGCTATTATAACCGATTAAGATTTAAAGATCAAGCACTTTTTTTATAAATTATTTCATAATTTTTATATCTTTTCGGCAATTCATCCCTATACCTTTAGGTTTAGGGATGAATTGCCGTTCAATTTCCTTGGTTTTCAATATAATTTTTGATTGTTTCTTCTGACGCATTTCCAATACTACAACAAAAATATCCTGATGACCATAAAATATTATTATACCAATAATCTCGTCTTAAGTCAACCCCAAATTTTTGCCAAACATGATATGTTGAATATTGTTTAATAATTTTTACAATCAACGATATTGATTGCATAGGTTTGATCTTGAGTAATATATGTATATGGTTTTTTTCATCGCCATTGATTGCTATTATTTCACAATGAATTTTCTTCAATTCTTGTTCTATTATTGAAATTGTATATTCCATTATATCAGGTCTAAGAATTGGTTTTCTATATTTTGTTACTATTATCAAATGATAATTTAAATCTGTTTTGTTTGTCATAGCGAAAATTTGATTTTACTAAATAATAGTATATATAATAACTTTTAGTAAAACAATGTTTATTAGACAAAATTACAGAATTTATCCAAATAAAGAGCAATCAGCTACACTTAACCAATGGTTAGGTCAAGCCAGATTTATCTGGAATTACATGTTGTCTAAAAATATTGAATCGTATAATGATACAAAAAATTTCATATTTAAATATAATATGAATAATATGTTACCAGAACTAAAAGATTCTGTTGATTATAATTGGTTAAAAGAAATTCCTTCGCAATGTTTACAACAAAAATGTCAAGATTTAGATACAGCTTTAAAATCATCATTTAAAAGTAAAACAAATAGAAAAGGTTTTCCGAAATTTAAATCAAAAAAGATTGATGAATCGGGTATAAGATTCCCTTCATTTAAATTTGAAGGTAATCGTATAGTTTTACCTAAAATGAAATCTGGTATAAAAATCAAACTCCATAGAGAATTATTAGGCAAAAAAGGTTCTTTAACATTATCTAAAGATAAAATTGGTAATTATTTCGTTTCAATTTTGGTAGAAATTTCTGATGATTATTTTTCAAAACCTATAACAGAAATAAAATCTGCTATTGGTATAGATGTTGGTTTAAAAGAATTTGCAATAACATCTGATGCAGAAATAATCAATAACCCAAAATTTTACCGTAAAGCTGAAAAGAAAATAAAAAAATCTCAAAAATCATTATCAAGAAAAAATAAAGGATCTTCTAATAGAGAAAAATCCAGAAAAAAATTAGCAAAAATACATTTAAAAGTAAAAAACCAAAGAAAAGATTTTAGCAAACAAAACGCATATTCGATAGTCAAGAATAACGATTTGATTGCTGTTGAAACATTAAATATCCAAGGAATGATTAAAAATCATAAACTTGCTAAATCCATTGCTGATGTGAGTTGGTATCAATTTCATCAAGATTTACAATGGCAGTGTAAAAAGCAAGGTAAAGAATTTGTAAAAATCAATCAATGGATACCTTCAAGTAAAAAATGTTCTTGTTGTGGTAACATAAAATCAGACTTAACATTATCCGATAGAATATATGAATGTTCTTGTGGATTAAAATTAGATCGAGATTTAAATGCTTCAATTAACATTTTAAATGAAGGGTTAAAATTTTACAATACCGTAGGAACTACGGAAATTAACGCTTGTGGAAATATGATTCAAGGTATTGAATCAGCCCAAGAAGCCATAATCCTTTAGGGTTATGGTAGTTCACAAACTTCTCCAGCATCTTTTGTGATTTGTAAAATCATTTCTTTACCAATAACAAAATTGATTGTGGTGTGTTCAATGTTAGCAGGGTAAAATGCTAAAGCCAATTTACTTTGATATTCAGGAGCATTGGGGTGGTAATGGTCAGCCATCAATTCATTTAAGGTCATTTAATTTTCCTGTTTTATAAATTTCTGCTATTTCCCAAGCATAACCATATAGTTTCATCATTTACTCCAAAATGTTGTTTAATCTGTTGAGCCATATCCCAATACTCTGGTCTAACTCCAGTTTGGCTAGGCGCAAAATCAATCCAGTCTGTCCCCTTTGCTATAATCTGTTCAGCGCATTCATTTACAATCAACTCGGCAAACTTTGTTGGGTCTAATACAGTTTCACAATATGAATAATCACCAACCGTTATATAACTTCTAAGAGCTAATTCTTTAATTAATTCACTATTCATTTATTCTTCCCATAATGTTTGAGCAAACCTGTATAAGCAGGTTGATTCTTTCTTTTATTATAATAAGACTTAGGTTTTGGCATGAGTTTAGCATATTTTTCAACAAGAACCCTATCAAAATTATACCCTCTTATTTCAGTATTGGATGATGAATATGTTATAGTATGAACCCCTTCATTACATATTATAGTATATATTTTACCAGGTTCTGTAATTTTAAATCTCATATTACAATTATAACATATACCATCTCTATTAGATATAGTTAATGTTGTACTCATTACCACTTTTCTATAACAGTTGAAAATGTTCCTTCAATATCTCCCATCTTACATTCAAATTCTACAGTAAGAACAGAAGAATCTAAACTATTATATGATTGTCTTAAGAAAAAGCTATCCATTTTATGGGGTATTTTAGATAATACATTTTGAATAATGTCTAATTGCCCAACATCTAATCTAATTTCATTCATATTTACCTCTGATTTTATGTTCTCTTTCAGCATATATTATGCCATCAGAATAACCATCTCGATAATCTTCACTTAGATCGCAGATTTTTAAATGATTATCTACTTGATCAAGATCAATAGGATCGCGTTTTGGTGGTGCTAGGTATAGTGGTATCGAATTGCCGTAATCTACCTTATATAAATTACCGTAAGTTTTGTCTTTCCAAGCCACAGGTTCTTGCTCGGGTCTAGCAAGGAGTTCCTCTACTTCGTTTATAAATTCACACGCTTCATCATCTGGCGTAATTGTTTCAATTATTTGAGCAGCTTTCTTTAACAACTCTCGTTCTTTACTCATCGCTATGCTCCTATACCGTGATGTTTTTCTATCGCTGTAGTATAAATCTTAGAAAATATAGGGAAATATACTAACGTTTTAGTTTCTTTAACTTCTCTGACAATCTTTTTTGGTATATTCATCCAAATATTGTTTCTTAAAATTGAATAACATGTCTCTCTTTCAATAATTCATTCAAAAGTTTGCCAACTATCATAATAATGGGAATTTGGTATAAAATGTTTTGGGGCTCTTGATGACTTATGATACATTTTAGCAAACTCAGCACCACCCAAATTGGGCTCGTATGAATTATAATTATCATTATCTCCATCATACGGATAAAACTCAACTTCACCACAATAATCTAACATTATAGTATATCTCTTTTACTTTTCAAATAGTTTCTGAATATAGTTAATGCATCCCTTACTGTTATGACAGGAGCAGTATCGAATGATGTTTGGTAGCATTTATCATGGATTTGTTTTATAACATCTTCTAATTCTACGGGCTCTCGTTTTGGTGGTGTAAAACTTATAGTTGGCCGTTTTAGTTCAGCCAATGCTGTTTCTAATGCTTCAATAAGTTTATCTTTATTCATTCCCCACCTCCAATGCCGTGTGCTTTTTCTATAATCCGCACTAACTGTACAAACCCTTTCCATTCTTTCTTTAATAATATCTCGCAGATAGCTTCATCACTTAAAGGCTCACGTTTTAAATCTTGCTCGGCTTGTGCATAACCTTTTTTAAATTCTTTTAAACCTTGTCGTGGCGTTAAAGGCTCGGGTTCTGACTCAACCATTACAGAAGCTCTACCCGCTTCATAAGCATCATAGACATTACTAACGGAAACACCGTTAGGCATAACAGCAGCCATAGAAACTGAAGTTTGTTTATCTGTTGTAGGCTCTGGCTCAGGTTGGGCTAGGAGTTCTTCGGTTTTATCATATAACTCGCTAAAATCATCCGTATCTCGTGCTCCTTTGTACCATCTATAAAGTAACTCTCTTTCTTTACTCATCTGTATTTTCTCTATATAAAGGTCTAATGTTAAATGCTACATCATATACACCATGAGCAATTTCTTCTGATGTAGTGACATTATCGAATATAACCTCAACAGGAGTACCATATTTCGCTAAATCATACATCCAAGCAACAGGTCTTTTCTCAGGATATGTAAGACGTTTTTCAATTACATTTGCTTGCAGTATTTGTATTTTTTTGGACATACCAGTTCGTAAATTTCGTGCTATACATCCCAATAAATCTCGATCATAAAAACTTAAATGGTCTTTTTCTAACAACTCGTGTTTAAAATAATTCATCTTTAATCCTGTGAAATATGAAAAACTAACATTGATATAGCAATACCAATAAGAACACCAGCCAAAAATATCGGTATAATGTCTAAAATCATGTTTTAATCGTAAAATGTTCTTTAATTTTATCTGCGCACAACCATGCAACTTCTCCTAGATCATCTTCTGCCTTATCATAAAATTCTAATGGTATAAGTTTACCACCATTGGAAACATCATGTCCTGTATGGTTGCAGATTTTAATGCATTCTTTAACAATCAACTCGGCAAACTTTTCCACGGATATCATTCGATTCTCGAGCGGAACTCTATACCCATCTGGAGCATAGACAGTATATAAATGCACCATATAACCGTGCAAGCAACTTTCCATAGCAAGTTCTTCAATCTTTTTGTTCATCACTGGGTTCCTTTAATTTCTTTTCAAGTTTCTTAATATCACTTTTAAGATTATAAATCTCAGATTCTTTCCAATCTAATTTTGATCTCATATCTGCTAGTTTATCAAAATCATTAGGATCTGTCAAACTTAAATCTTCTTCTGGATATATCATAAACTTATTATCATCCCAATCAAATCCTTTGTTTGCCCATTTTATATCCATACACGGTGTACCAGCAATTGCTCCTGCCTTTTGAATTGGAATACAAACACGAATGGATTCTGGATTACGATTAGTTTGTTCACACATTATAATATCACGTTCTATGATATCATATAACTGTTTTAGGTTCATGCTACCATCCTTTATTTCGTTCTTCTATTCTAGCACAGTTAGAACATTTAAAAATATAGTATAATCCGTTAGGTCTACCATCAATAGATTTTGCGCCAGTGCTACTGAGTTCCCAGTTGTGCCAGCATCCGTGCCATAAGAATTGTAAAATTTTAATCATTATCGTTTTCGTTATGTTGTTCAATTATAGTCATTTTTCAGATTTTCTTTAATCTTTTCGTGAATTTTTCATTATCTCCATGCAGTTTTCAAGTTGAATTTTTAATTCTGCATTACGTTTTTCTACATTTTCAGGTAGCATGTATTCTTTATATTCATCACTTCGTTCTAAATTTTGATCTACCATTTTACATGGACAATATGGTTCGTTATACATCGGTCCCAGACATGCACACATTTTATTAATCATTTTAATCCTATTTTACTGTATTTTTATGACCACAAGGAGGACAACTAATAAATCTTATAGTATCTACGCCACCAGTAT